TAGTAGCATTGAACTGTTCAGAGGCGTTAGCTGCAGCTGCATCTGTAAACAGAGATTGTACCACAGATTGAGCCTCAAAGATAGCTGTCTGCTGTCTGGCACTAAGATTAGCTAAGTCCATCTGCAAGAAGTTCTGAGCGTTCTGAACTGCAGACTGTTGTCTATTGTTAAGGTTAGACAGGTCTAAGTTAGATAGTGCAGCAGCTTCAGCCATCACTAGAGCCTGCTTGCTATTAATATTCTGCAAGTTCATAGTGTTAGCTATACGAGAGTTCTCAAGCTGTATCTGTTGGTCAGCTGTGAAGTTAAGATTGGCTACATCAGCTACACGAGCAGCGTTAGCAACTCTAGACTGGAAAGCTTGATCGAACTCCTGACCAATAAAGGCTGCTCTCTGTTGGGCAGCTAGCATTGATCTCTGTTGTCTATTACTGAGATTAGTAAGCTCGAACTGACCAAAGACACTAGCGTCCTGCTGTGCAATAGGAAGGGCGGCCTCCATAGTTGCCTGTACTACAGCTTGACCTGCAAGACTGGAAGCTAGTAGGCCTCTAGAAGCCATAGCAGCTGTCGCAGCACGCATAGCTCCAGCAGCCCACGCTGGCGGGTTCACTCCATCAAAGTCATCATACAGGTCTTCTAGCTGGCCTTTAACAGTAGCCTGACGGCTCGGGTCAGCAGTAGCTGCTTGTACAGATGCTGTGAATGCAGCAGCCTTCTCAGCATTAGCTACACCATCAATAATCTCACCAGCTTGAAGTTCTCTAGTAATCTCATTGTTGAGATAGATACCCTCACCTACTACGGACTCTAGCTGAGACACAGATGACTGGCCCTGTTGAGCAGCATCAATCTGTGCAGTTACAATGCCCTGCTCAGCGTTCACATCATTGAGAGCTGTCTGTACTTCAGGAGTGACGTACTGAGGTTCCGTAGTCGCTGTGTCTGGCTGAGTAGTATTTGCAGCTTGTGCTGTGTTAGCAGTAGTAGTAGAGATTGGCAGGGCTGGATTAGTTACTTGACCCGTGCCAGTGGCTATGTTGCCAGTGCTGTCTGGAATAGCTGTAGGGGTTGTTACAGCTGCAGCAGGCAACTCACCAGCAAGTCTGCTCTCTTCTATTGTGCCTAAGTCTACGCTGTTAGCTGTAGTGTTATTAGTATTAGTTACAACACCACCCTCATCATATTTTCTTACATAACCGCCTTTGGCCATAGCGTATGCTTTAGTCTTATACTGTTCATATTTCTGAGACGTCTCAGGATTATCCTGTAGAAACTTCTGAAAAGAAGCTTCATCATACGGGCCTTTGTATCCGAGTGCTGGTGCAATCTTATTCTGCATAGCCTCGGGTTTAAAAGTTATGTTATTATTCACTTATGCTTACCTTTAATTTACAAGCGCTAACGTAGTTAGGCCTCCAGCTAGCACCCACTGAGCTACTCCTGTAACTAGAATTGTTACTACAATCCACATGAGTTTCTTATAGTTTGCTTTAGATGCTTCACTGGACCTTACGTTACTTTCACATAGAGTCTTCAACTGCTTTTCAATAGCAGTGAACTTCATGTCGAAGTAGCGTTTAGTGTTGTCGCTATCTTCGTGAGCTACAGCATTAACTAGTTCTATTTTTTGCACTCTAGTTGATATATTATCTACGGAAGTCTCAACTCTCCTGATACGCTCTAGTGTGAAGTCCGCTGGCTGGTTTTCTTGTTGTGCCATATTATTATGTTCTCTCTTATCGGAAAGAGGCAGCAGCTATAGTAATAGACCCACCACCGCTTCGTTGTGCTGTTATTGACGGCGTTTCTGAGACAGTAAACGCTTCGGAAGAGCCTTTGGCGTGTGTGCTAACATCGCCTGCTATACTGTCCGAATAGTCTTCAGTGGCAAGCCCTGTGTAGGACGACATGCTCCACTCACTGGTCGCGCCCGCAATACAGACACTGCCAGCAGGACAAAAAGGAGACGCAGTTATAGTGGCTGTGCCTAATGTATTATCTGTGTCTGACGCATACAAATCGAGCGGTTTATCTTTAGTGATATTCCAACGGCCAACCTCCATACGGCCAACATCTGTATTTGTAAAGTCAACTACAATATTGGCAGTTGTTCCTGTGGGGTAGGAGAAAGCTGCAATAACAGTACCCATATCACCATTTAGAGAATCAATTTGATGATCGGGGCTTTGCCCCCCTAAAGTTATGCTGTCTATTCCCGCAGTGCCAGAGTTCTGCTCCCAATGTAGTATAAGCACTATCCATCTGTATGTAGTGGCAGTGCCGAGAGATACTCCAGACAACGTAACCGGGTTAGAGGGGTTCGACGAAGACCCGCTGTGGTCGATGTAGGTTACAGATACAGGAGGGCCGTAACCAACTGATGCTGCACCCGGTGGAAAGTTATTAAATTGCATATTACAGCAGTCCCTGCAGCCACATTTCCGTATCTCCGACGGACTCACCGCGCATGTCAGCTAAACCTGCAATAATAGCTTCAAGCATAGCATCTCCACTATTGACACGTCGGGTGAATTTCTCTTGCTTTGTGGGTTCTGGCGGCAGGGCCTCAGTGGTGATAGCCTCCTCAACCGCGCTGCCGGTCCACGTCCACTCGCGGGCGGTGACACGCTGGCCATCCGGAACTGCTGCTGGGACTCCCTCGTACACCCCCGCCGCGAGGAGGTCGGCTGCGCTCCAGAGCGACGTGATGTTGTGGGGCTGCTTCGACCCGTCCGGCATGACGATCATCTTGCCGGGGCGATGTTGGACCGGAGTGTTGTTCTCTATGGTGAACCAGTGCATAATTAGCTCCAATTATAGGCGGCGGAGACGTGGAACAACGACGTTGTTTCACAGTATATATAGAGTGTGTCTTTGCTTCCAGCACCTGTTGACAGGGTAATAGTCTCGTTGTCTGCCGTCAAATACACAGCGTTGTAAGCTAGCGTGCGTGAACCCGTGCCGTCCTGCACAACTCGAATAGTGCGCCACGTACCGGGCTCTGCATTAGTAGGGGCACCGAGTGTGCGGTTTCCCCCGAGTGTAACAACACCAGTTAGGAAGGTAGACCAGTCTACTGCAATAGTAGCTGCATCCGTGAGAGTCACCTCTTCAGAAGCTGTTTCCATCACAGCAGGTGTAATAAGCACATTAGCTGCACCCGCATGAATGTTAGCTGCTGTAGCTTCGCTTAGTCTAGCTGCTGGCACTGTGCCTGAAGTTAGCTGTGTAGCAGACATGCCTGTAATAGACCCGCCGTCACCACTGAAGCCTGTACTAGCTGTAATAGTAGTGCCGTTAACTGTCGTGCCTGTGATTGCAGCAGCAGAAGCGCCACCAATAACAGCACCGTCAATAGTACCGCCGTTGATGTCTACAGTAGTTACTGTACCACCGTTTGCTACAGTTGCACCTGTAAATGTAATTGTACCACTTCCAGTGATGTCTGTAAAGGTGGCAGCAGCAGCAGATGCCCCACCAATCACTACGCCGTCTGCTGTACCGCCGTTAATGTCAGCAGTAGTTAGTACGGAGCTAGCTAGCGTGACAACACCAGTAGTGTCTGCGATACTGCCTGCGGACGTGCCGTCTTTGGCTTTGAGGGTAGTGACTTCAATGTTGGTAGTGTCTACAGTAGTAGCATTAGCAGTTGAGAACGTACCAACAGCGGGTGTAGTCCCACCGATAGTCACAGCATCAGCCGTACCACCGTTAATGTCAGCAGTAGTCAACACTGCGCTAGCGATAGTTACGACACCAGTTGTGTCTGCAATGCTGCCTGCGGATGTGCCGTCTTTGGCTTTGAGGGTCGTGACTTCAATGTTGGTAGCGTCTATTGTGGTGGCTGCCACTTCACCCGTGACAGTCACACCAGTAGCAGATGTCACCAGTTTGGTGTCGCCCAGATAAGCTAGCGTTACACCACCATTAGTTAGTCTAAGGTCTATATTATCGACACCAGCAGTCGTATTGTAGAAAAGCAGAGAACCGTCTTCGGTACCATCGGTTACATCACTCGATATACCTCTAATCCGTGAGTAGGTGGTAATGTTGTTGGCAGAGTCCCTACCTCGGAAGAATATCTCTCCCGTCTCATCGCCATCGGCGGTTGAGGCGCTGTCATGCGTCAGATATATGTAAGGACCAGCGCCTGTGGCATCTGTTGATGTTATCTGCACAGAGCTGGTGGTGTCGCTTAGTTGTATACTTGTACCAGCTATATTAGTGAACGTACCCGCTGCAGCACTAGCCCCACCAATAATCGTGCCATCAACAGTACCCCCGTTAATGTCTACAGTAGTCACTGCGCCGCCATCTGCCACAGTAGCACCAGTAAAGGTGACTGTGCCGCTAGCAGTAAGATCAGTAACAGTAGCAGCAGCAGCGCTAGCCCCACCAATGACTACACTATCTAGAGTGCCGTCATTAATGTCTGTCTTGCTGATTACAACAGTGCCCGTGCCGTTTGGCGTAAGGTTAATATCACCGTTAGTGTTTGAGCTTACAATAGTGTTGCCGTTTAGTGTTAGATTATCTACATCTAAATCGCCAGTTACGTTTACAGCGCCTACTAGAGCTACAGCACCAGTCACAGTGATGTTAGCAGTGTCAATAGTCACAGCAGTGGCAGCATCAATATCTAGCGTAGTTGCAGTGAGACTGAACAGTGCTGTATCTAGTGTGGCAGCGGTTGAAGCATCTAGATCAATAGTAGGAGCTGCAACTTGAACTTCAGTGTCACCAACAATATCGAGCTGGCCGTCTACACTTGAGTTAATATACAAGCCTGTGTCACGGAATTGAACTTTAGTAGTCGTAGCGAAAAGAGTGCTCTCACCGAAGCCATCAATGTAAGCCAGCCCGTCTAGATACATATCTTTAAACTGTACACCGCTAGTACCGATGTCTAGAGTGTTAGTAGTCTTAGCTTTAATCTCAGTAGCTGATGCAATGAAGTCTTGAGCTGGCCCGAGTTGGGTTATAGGTGCCCCTTCAGACGCAGTACCATCATGCGTGTGTCCAGTAGTAGCGTTAAAAGCCGCCTCAATAGCATCGTATTCGCCATCAAAGTCAGCCGCAGTTACAATATTACCGGAGGCTATGTTATTAGAAGTGTCGTTTCTGATGTAGCCCGTACCCATTAAATTTACCTTCTTGAGTGTGTTGCGTATTCGATAGTCAGAGAATCTAGTGCAAACGGAGGATTCATATCGTTAGTCTCTAGATAAAAAGAGCCCGTGTAACCTGAGCCTATGAGATGAGTTGCCAGTGTAGCTTCGTAGTTTGACGCACCGAATACAGCAGTGCCGAATATAGCTTCCCCAAACACAGCTTGAGCTGCGGAACCTGCTGTGCTACTAACAGTTATAGTGTTGGGTTGTATTATTGTAGTCCCTTCAAAGTCTAGCTTTAAGTTGAGGTCAAAAGACACAGAGCCTTCGGGATCAAGATAGAAGACTGCTCTGTAGAAAGTCTTTCGGATTCGGGGGTCTTCAAAGGGCATATGAGGAGTTGCAAAGACTGCTGCTATGTTTGAGCCGTCAAAGCTGTTTCCACTTTCCATTCTATATAAGTACCCGTCCTCATTGCCAAATAGCACATACTCAATATCATTAATGTAAAAGCTGTCTGCAGAATAGACTTTGATGCCTACAAGCTCAGAAAAAGCAAAGACAGCCCCCTCTTCGCCCTGTAGTTGGGCACCTATAATACCTCTAGATGCAGATTGAGCTGTACCAGCAGTGTGGCTGAATAGTCTGTATTGACTTTTGCCTCTGATTACTGTAGATGTGAAGTGATTGCCAGCATTGATGAAACTAGCAAATTCTGGCTGTATAACTTTAGACACTACGCCTAAATTAAAGTCCCCCACTCTGTCAGTAGCACTCAGTAGTCTAATACCGTCAGGAGCTAAGAACATAACGTCTGTCCCTACTTCTTGAATAGTATCACCATACAAACACCCTATGTCTCTAGTTACAGGTCTAAGTGTATAATCTGCTATAGTGCTTCCCGTAAGATTAAAAATAGATGTTTCAGTGAAAATAAACAAATTATCTCTGAATACAACTAGCCCAGTTATAGTGTCGCCTACATTAATTAGACCTCCGCCCGAAGTTGCAGTGAAGTCAGACACGCTGTAAGGTGCTGTGTGAATTAAGTTAGGGCCTTTGCCGTAGAATATAGTGTTCTTGTAATTAGTAACGTAAGAGGCACCAATAACATCTGCCGGAGCAGAGTCCAACACGGTATAAGTAGTGCCATCATATGTAGCAGGCTCATTTGTACCGTCTACAAAGACAACTTCATCTGCATTAGAGAAGTTATATCTTGCAAATCTCCGTCTTCCTGCACTGCTTCTGTCGTTAGAGAGGAAAGTAATAGCTGCATTATCTGCAGGGCTACTATCTAGTGCGGGATTTATAGTCAAAGTTGCAGCATCACCAGCTAGTGTAGCATCTGCTGTAACTGTATAAATGAGATCAACACTATCAATTGAGAAAGTGTCACCTGCTTGAGGGGCGGCTGTTAGGGCATCTACTGCTAAACTAGTGCCTGTTTGAGAGCCCCCAGCTACAAGTACAGTACCATAAGACGGTACGTTTAGGTAGGTATAACCGCTACCTGTAGTCTTAAACATACTAGCATTTCTAGCTACTAAGACATAAGTGTCTTCAATGTGAACTCCTAAAATAGTATGATCCGTAGTCGTAGTTACAAATGTAACAGCAGCAGCATTAGCTGGACTGCTGTCAAGAGATGTAGTTAAGGTTAATGTAGCCCTCTTATTAGTGCTATCGTAAGACACACCCGCTGTATCAATAGTGTACGTGCCAGTCACGCCTGCTATAGTAAAAGTATCACCAGCTTCTGGCGTATAGTGTATAGATGCTATTACAAGTGTAGTACCTGTCTGACTAGCCCCGTGTACAACAGGAGCCCCATACGGAGGGATTATGTTACTGTCGTATTTAGCATAGCCTAAGACACGTCTGTACCCGCCCTGAATAGAGGGTTCAAAGTTCTTTAGAATACGGGCTGATCCGGGCGCATTAATGCCCTGCTGTAGCAAACTAAGATTGCTAACCAGCCCCCCTCTGAACTCAATAGGGTAAGTTTTCCAGCCGTCTTCAGCCATTAAAAGCCATCCGATACAGAACCCGCAGTAGCGAATGCGCTACCGAGACTAGAGCCAGTGATGCTACTACGAGATACCATTCCCGATGTTACATACACAAACCTATTAATTAGTATACTTCTCATAGACTTAATACCGCTTTGAAACTTCTGATAAGCTATGCTTGCATCTTGTGAGTTACCTCTGAACAAGTAGGCATGATACATAGCACCATCAACTATAACATAACGGAATTGTTCCGGTATAGACGGGACATCACTAAACAGCTCTAAGTCTACTGGCAAACAGTAGTACTCATATACTAGCTCATAAGCTGCGTCTGGAGCTGGCGTTACACCATACTCTAGAGACGGAGCTTGAAACACAAACTTAGGCAGGTCTCTCTTAGTAGTACTACTTGTGTACTCTTGATCTACTCTTCTTTTTAGATAGTCTTCATATGTAGCCACACCCAATCGAATAGTGTCGTTGCCAATAGTTGTATCTTCTTTAATTCTAAATGAGTCAAAATCAATAGTTTTACAATCAGAAGGGATCGGGTATCTAGTAGTACCAGCTACAAGAGTATCAGTCTGTTCTACATGATTAAAAGGCCACTCATACTGTTGCTGATTAATATCTCTAATGGCTGCATTAACTGCATCTTGACATTGAGAATACCAGCCTACAGCTGTAGAGAAATTAGTAGAGGTCAGCTCTACTTCATTAAGTCTTCTATTAATGTTGTTTACTAAGCCGAGATAATTATAGTCAGCCATTACTTCTCTCTCACTGCTATTTTTACACTGCGTTCAGCTACGCTGCCGGAGGTATCAGTTATAGAGCAGTAGAATATATACTCTGTATTAACTACCCCACCGCCGAGATTGATAGTGGCAACAGTGTCTGTGTTAGTCTGAGATACATTCTGAATGCTGTCAGTGACAGCTCCACCTGAAGCGGTAGTCAAAGTCTCACCAGCCTCTAAGTCCACTTTAGCTTGATCCGGTGTTTTTACATACCACGTAACTGCTGATATAGCGATGCCAGAACCGAGAAAACGGGACCAGTCTACACTATAATCTAGAGTCTCATCGGGGTCTTTTACAGGCCAACGTAGTGCCATTAATTTCTTCCACTTATTGCTGTACGATCATACTGAGTACTAGTACGCTTAATATATATTGTTCTGTTCTCAAACATGACATGAGCTGTACGCTCGAACTCTGTACTGTCACGTCTTACATAGGCTACTCTGTTTTTATCAAATAAAGCCTTTACAGATTCAAAGTCAAAGATAATATTTGTAGTAGTTACAGTGCCTACAGCACTTGTCGCTGTTACACCAGTTAGCGTAGTGTTTGCTGCTCCTGTAGCAATCAGTGTGCCTACAGCGCCAATAGCTGTCACACCAGTTAGTGCAATGTTTGCTGATAGTGTAACAGCTAGAGTACCTACAGCACCAGTTGCTGTTACACTAGTTAAGGTAGTGTTTGCGGCTCCTGTAGCAGTCACAGTGCCTGCTGCACCAGTTGCTGCTACACCCGTTAGCGTAGTGTTTGCTGATATGTTAGCAATTAGCGTACCTACTGCACCTGTAGCAGTAACGCCTGTTAGCGTAGTGTTTGCTGCTTTTGTAGCAGCTAGAGTGCCCACAGCACCTGTAGCTGTTACACCTGTTAGTGTGATGTTTGCCGATATACCAGCAGTTATTGTGCCCACAGCGCCTGTAGCTGTTACGCCAGTTAGAGTAGTGTTTGCTGCTCCTGTAGCAGATAGTGTGCCTACAGCGCCTGTAGCTGCTACACCAGTTAAAGTTACACTAACAGGCACGGAAGCTACAATAGTGCCCACAGCACCTGTAGCTGCTACGCCGGTTAATGCGGTGTTTGCTGCTCCTGTAGCCGCTAAAGTACCTACAGCACCCGTTGCTGTTACACCAGCAAGTACACCAGCAAGATTAATATTGATCCCATCATCGGCCAGCGGTCCAGAGGCTAGTGGCGCAAAGCCCAGCATCAGGGTTTACTTGGCCACGTCACAGCGTAGGGAAACCCCTCTTGCGTCGGCACATCACGTAGGGCTTGGCGGTAGGCGGCCATCGCTGTGGAAAGGGTGCCGTCCACAAGTGCTGTCCAGTCGGTCTCAGCCAGAAGGTGGTCGCGGTGGGCGCGGACGTTATCAGACGCTTGTCCCAGAGGTAATTCGACTGTGTCCCAGACCTGCGTCCACTCACTGTCGATCAGTTCAACACTCTGAGTGTGCCTATGGGTTTTGCTATCAGCTTCAGGAGCAGGGTTCTGCTTGACTTTGTAGACCTGATATTGCTGGAAAATGTCGTCGGTAATGTCGCGCGGGAAGCTGACGTTCGGATGATCGCGCAGCAGTGCCCCGGTCGTGTAGGTCTTGGGTTGACCGTCAATGATGTGGATGTACATAGACGCTCCTATAGGTCATATGAGTAAACTGCATCGCCACCAGTACCAATAATATACATCTTGGTCCCATCTGGCTTAAAGAAGATGCCTGTTGGGGTGTCTTCCTGAGCATTAACGCTAAAGTTCTGAAGATAAGATGCAGTACTTATGTCCCAAGCGGTGCTTAAGTTATACTCGTTTACATAGTCATTAGTAGTTCCAATGACATACATCTTGGTGCCATCTGGTTTAAAGAAGATGTCTTGTGGGTTTGTGTCCTGAGCAGCAACGCTAAAGTTCTGAAGATAAGCTGCAGTAGTTATGTCCCAAGCGGTGCTTAAGTCATACTCGTTTACATCGTCACCAGTATAACCAGTAATATACATCTTGGTGCCATCTGGTTTAAAGAAGATGTCTGTTGGGTTGAACTCCTGAAAAGCAACGCTAAAGTTCTGAAGATAGGATGCAGTACTTATGTCCCAAGCAGTGCTTAAGTCATACTCGTTAACATCATCACCAGCTCTTCCAATGACATACATCTTGGTTCCGTCGGGCTTGAAGAAGATGCCTTGTGGGTTGTTTTCCTGAGCAGCAACGCTAAATCTCTGAAGATAAGATGCAGTACTTATGTCCCAAGCGGTGCTTAAGTCATATTCGTTTACATCGTCGCCACCACTACCAATAATATACATCTTGGTGCCATCTGATTTGAAGAAGAACCCAGATGGGGAGGCTTCCTGAGCACTAACGCTAAAGTATTCTGTCGTAGGTATAACCCAAACAGCCGTAGACACGTCCCAAGCAGTGCTCAGAGTATATCCTTTTACTTTGTCAACACCATAACCAATAATATACATCTTAGTGCCGTCGGGCTTGAAGAAGACCCCAGATGGGGCGGCTTCCTGAGGTCTAACGCTAAAGTTCTGAAGATAAGATGCAGTA